CCTCCTGCCTCTCCAGTGATTAATGCATCAAGACCTCCAATAACATTTTCCATACCACCTTTGATTAAACCTCTTGGTCCAATTTGATCATCAGGTAAATCGATTACAAATTGTGCCATACCAACACCTAAGTTTTGTCCTGACAATTGTGTTCTTAATTTTCTTAAACTAGCTGCATTGTCGCCTTCTTTACCTACAGCAACAGCATTAGTTAATTCACCTGTTAAGTCAGGAACCCAACTAAAAGTTCCATCACCATTGTCTCTTTTAACAGCTTCATAACCTTTATAAGGACCGCTATCTAAATTTTTTACTTGAATAGCTTTTTGTCCGTTAATAGCATTAGGATCTTGAACTAAATATTGTTTTGTATCTGCACTTACTTGAAACTGGTTTGTTCCATCTTTTTTAGCTTTAAGATAAGCTACAGCTAAATCATTTTTTCTTTCTTTCTCTTTTGCTTTAAGAGCGATTAAGGTATCAACAGTTTCTCCACCTGCTTGACCTGCAACATCTAAAAATCCTCTTATTCCTTTTTCACCAGTCTTTTTTGACATTAAACCACTTGCAAATTTTAGAGCAACTAAATAATTTGTGTCATCTCTACCACCTGTTAATTGATCCAAATCTTCAGAAAACTTTTTAAATTCTAGGGAGTCTTTTGATAATTTTTTACCTGCTTCTTCTTTATTACTTGTTCTAACAATATTCTCTTCAATTTCTGCTGCAGTAGCGTCGCCATGTTTATCAGTTACAGAAACAATTTCTTTTTTCTGTTCTTCAGGAACGATATTAGAAGGATCTTGTTCAGTGGTTCCTGGCATCTTAGTAGAAGCTACTCTTTGCTTAACAGATTTTTTCTGAGCATCAGTTAATTTTGTGTTGTTTTCTTTCTCCCAATTCTCAATTAAAATATCAACTGGATCTCCTAAAACTTGAACATCTTTCTCACCAGCTCTAGATGTTAATGCTCCTGTACCAAGTAAAGCAGCACCCGCAGGTAATGTGCCTGGAGGTGTCATTTTTGTAATTCCTTTTCCTGTAGCAGATAAAGCTTCTTTAGCTTGACCAATTTTACCTGTTCTCTTACCCATACCTGCCATACGTAACGCTCGTCCCATTAATGGTGCAGACAATAATAAACCACCTAAACCACCAGCGACTTGACCATAATCACCTTCAATCGCTCCTCTACCAATTTCATTTACACTACCTGCAGCTATAGGTGCAGTAAGACCTAATTCTGCTGCTGTTACAGCACCTCTTGGAAATCTTCCTGCTCTTATGGCTTTTGACTCTAATCCACTTAATCCAGTAGTTCTTAAACCTTTTTGTTGACCTCCAATCCTTGTAGCTAAATTAGGTTGATTACCTCCTGTCATAAAACCCATTTGTCCTTTGGGTGTCGCTCTTGCAGCTTTGAATGCTTGGTAACCTTTCGAGCAGCTGGGCCAACTCTTCCTAAAATATTTAGAACTGTTCCTAAACCACCTATGACATGACCTGGAACATTACCTGTTTTTATTTGTTCGAAGTGTCTTGCTTTATTTGAAAAAAGTTTCCTTTTTAGAATTGGGTCATTCATTATCTTCTTCCTAAATTATATGCAGCATATGCTCCTATACCAGCACCTGCAGCTTGTGCTATGGGATTTGAACCTGGTGCCGTGGTTGCTGTAATACTACTTTGTGTTGTAGGTAAGTTTGTCATAATATTTTTTAAGAATTCTATTCTTTGATAAGGTTCATACGATCTTGCTAGTTGTGTTTGTCTTTCTGCATCCAATGCTTGTTGTCCAAGTTGTCTTTGAATTCCACCTGCTTGAAGTAAACTTTGAATATCTGCTTGTTGCATTGCTTGTTGTTGACTTCCTAATGCACCAAGTAATTGACCGCCTTGTAATCCTGTCTGCGCCTGTAGAGCCTGTTGTCGTTGTGCAGCTCCAAGTGCTTGTCCAAATCCTGCCTGTTGTGCTCTACCCATTGCCTCTAAAGTTCTTCCTTGTAATTCTGCTTGTTGAACACCTTCTCTTCCACCACCAAATGCTCCCGATTGAACAGCATTTGCTGCTAGTTGATTCTGCATCATTTGACCTTGTCTTCCAATTTCTTGAGTTACAAATTGTTGGTATGGATTAAAAAACTGATTTATATTTGGTCCTTGACCCGCTGCTTGTAAACCAGAAAGCACTGAACCTATTCCTGCTCGTGTCGCAGTTCCCCCGACACCAGTGGTTCCTGCTGCTTGAAATCCTTGTTGTTGTAATCCTGAAGGTCCTGCAATTCTGAATGCAGGAATATTAATAGGGTTATTTGCTAAGTCTGTTGCTGCATCATAAAGTGCAAGTTTCCTAGATTCAACTTCAGGTGCTTCTCTTGTTATTGATACTTGCGTGCCTGAAGAGGATCCTCCGCCGCCGCCGCCGCCAAATATTGCTCCCATATTATTTCATCTCCTTAGTATATAAATATCTTTTCACTTCCCAATCTCTTTCTTTTAAAAAATTTTTCCACCCAGGTCTTGCATGCACAGCTATTCTTTTACAATCTTCCTGAATAGCTAAATCTTCAATTGCTTGTGCAGCTTCATCCTGCCATAATTCTCTTTTTTCTCCTTTTAACAGCATAACTTCGCACTGTTTGAAATTCGGTAAAACCATAATCCTAGTGACAAATACACCGAACACTTTATATTTTTCACCATCGTCAGATCCAAACATTGTAAACAATTGAAAGGATCCATCCAAAAGACCTTTTTTAAGATCTTTTATACTCATAGGGTCACCATCATGTTTAAGGCTCTCCCTGAGCATGAAGTCAACAAGATTCCAATATTCTTCAATCTTATTAGAGGCTATATATAAAACCCCAACTTCTTTTTTAATTTTTTTCTTTTCTGGCAGCATCTAATAAATCAAAAATTCTTTTTAATTTTGCTTGTTGACCGTAAAAAAAAGCAGCCCCCTTTTTTCTCATATCTTTCATATCTGAAGGATTTGCCCCTTCCATAATACCCGCTCCCAAGATAGCATCAGCTCTTGAAACAAACTCACCATCTGCTAATTGTGCAAGCATCGTATCTTCGTCTTTATCACCATTGCCAGAACCATCTTCAACATAACCTGTTGCTCTAATATAATTATTTATATCATGCTCATCATGATCAGTTTTTGACGGTAAATAATTTATTCCACCTTTATTATATTTTGGAAGTGCGTTTACAATTCCACCTTGGTTAAAAGCAAAATATTGATTATCAAAATCATAAACATTTCCTGTATTTGTTTTTTCATCTTCATAATCAAATGTTTCTCCAATTCCTTCTAATGCACCCTTATTTTTTTCATAAGCTTTTTTGTAATCTTCTTCAGAAAAAGGTGGCTTAGGATCATCTCCAGCACCATCCATTAAAGATAACCCAGCAAAACCTAAACCAATTTTTGTCCCTGTATCTAACCCTCTTAATCCTGAACCACCATATAAATCTTGTGCAGCCTTAATTTTACTTTCATCACCTTTTGCAGCCTCTAGTGCAGCTTTCAAAGCATCTGGATCTTTTGGTTCACCTACTAAATCTCTAATACCTTCTCTTGAAAACATTCTAGCTGGACCTGTTTCCATAAATTGTTGACTGAGGGGTGCTCCTTGTTCCCCCAAAAATTTTCCAGAAAAACCTGGTAATGAAGTTTGACCAAAAGCTTGGAAAGGACCAAAGCCTGCCATACCTGCAAACTGTCCTAAACCTGCCATAGTTGCAGCATCCTTTAAAGAGGTTCTTGTAGATTTACCTCTTAGTTTTTGTACACCGAATGTTGCTAATGCAATAGTAAATGGATCCATAATAAATTTAACTAGTTATTACGGTATTTTAACTTATATATCGCTATTCATCAATATCATTCAATTTTTGTGAAGTCGTCATTAAACCTACCCCTGTAAGAGTATTCACCAATATGATTAATATACTCATCAATAAGAGCATATATTTTGCCCCCAATAGATGTCCATAATTTACAAAAATAAAAGTCCTCTCCAGTGTAGGTTTTTGTTTTAGGACTGTAGTATGAATCAAAAAAATTAAAATAATGAGGTCTTTCTATTAATTCACCATTTACCATGGTTTTTTGTACTATATTGAATTCTGAATATTCTTTTTCTAACCTTTCAAAAACACTTCTTTTAATCATCATCATTCCAGCAGGTCCTTTTGTTATCTCTATAAAGCCATCTTTAGGTCTTATATCATTTGGATCTGGCACTGTTATCGGATAAACGTGTCCCATTGTATTTGAATCATCATCATGTCTTTTAGAAAAATCTTTTTTAAATTTTATTGGATCAACTGTTTTCATAGGGTATGGAATTAAAGATACGTCATGAGGAGAGTTTAATAATCTAAATACTGAACGTGTTGAAAATTCAATATCACTATCAATAAATAACATTCTATCTGCAGGAGATGTCATAAAATTTGAAACACAAAGATTTCTACCTTGTGTTACTAACGAAGATTTCATCAAATTAAATGATATATTTATTTTATTTAGAAGGCACTCTTTTTGCAAATCAAGACATGCTTTCATATAATGCATGGAAACATCAGAATGCACAGGTGTGCACACCATCAAACTATCAGTTTTTGTTTCGTTTGACACTTATAGCTCCTCGTAAAAAATCTGTCCAAAATCTAGACAAAATATTCCAATCATAATACCTTTTGTAATATTCCTGTTGAAATTGAAGACCCCAAGATAAATCTGATTGAAACATTTCTTTACATTGAAAAATACATTCCGCAGTTTGAATAGATAATTTTTCTTTATTTGGAGTATACGGTATATAAATAGGAAACTCAGCACAAGTTTCTGGTAAGGCACCGAGATCCGTGGTTATTAAAAGCTGTCCCGCTGCTAAGGATTCCATAGCAGATATACAAAATGTTTCTTCCCATATACTAGGGAAACAATTTACGTCATATTCTTTTAACTTTGCAACTAACTCTTTATGATCACAGTAACCCATGTAATTTACATTTGGAAGATTTTTTGCTTTATCCCATAAAGGTTCATACGATTTGTCATTTTTTTCATAAAACGATGAGCCATAAATTTTTGTGCTTGAATAAACATCTAGAGTAATATCAGGATCTTTAATTTTTTCCATTGCTGCTAAAACAACTTCAAGACCTCTCCAAGGGGTAGATATGTAACACATCTTTAGTTTCTTTTTTGGTGAGAAATCAGTCTTTATTTTAAGTTCTTCATAATCTATTCCATTTTTAATCACAGTGCATTTATCTTCTGGTATTTTAAAAAAGTATCTATATTTTTCAAATGACCAATGTGAATTAAATACATACCAGTCATATTTGTTATGATTTTCTTTATTTTGAAACCAAGGCTGTAAATTAGGTTGATCATAAGAGTTCTTCAACCATAGAATATTTGATTTTACAGGATCTAAAGGTTCTTTCTCTGGAACAGATGTTGTAATTTGAACAGAGTCTAGAATGACTTGATCAACGTACTTTTTCAAATAATCGTATTGAATTTCAGTTCCACCGTAAGGTCGCATTACAAATCAGTCTTACCAAAAACCTCAAGAGATGCAACTGTTATTTTTTGATTTACTTGTAAATCTTCATCTGTAGTATCTGTATTAGGATCATTTACATCCTCTTTAAATTCTACTTTGTCCTTATATTTCTTACCTGTCCTTTTATTTAAAACTTCTTCTTCAGCCTTTGCTGGTAGTACAGGAACTTCTTCACCATTTACTATAATTGTTTTTTGTGTCATTGTTTCCTTCCTTGACGATTATAAGGTTTATAACTCCTTTTTTTATTTTTGTTAAGTTTTTTTGTATGTCTTCGTGGCCTTTTTCTTGGTTTTGGACGTGGTATAAAATTAACGAATTTTCTTTTAGCCATTTTCTTGTGATCTATCTATTTGTGCGTAACTAATTACACCTTGTATTTTATTACTTCCTGTGGCTGCTTGAACTGTTACTGCATCTCCTGCCTCTAAGTTTATACCTTGTGGTGAAGCATTTACTTGTGATTTAGCAGCAACATCATCCCTAAAAAATTCATATTCTGTATTAGAATCAGATGCGTCTACAAGATTTATGTTTACTAAAATACCCGATGATGCATCATTGTTTGAACAATAAATACTTTTAATAATTAAAGTTGCATCAGTTGGGCACGTAAGCACTGTGGCTTTATTTGTGTTAGCTTGTACAAAACCTTGGTTTTTATATCTTATTGTCATGATAAAAAGTAATTAAACGCATCCTGTTCATTTTTCAAGTCTTGTTGATAAGATGTGTTAAGTTGGTTTTCGACAGTTTCAATCGCTTGGTTTATTTGCCTAAAATTTTCAGGTGTATATTCAGGTTGCGGTTCTGGTATGTAAACATTTATTTTCGCCATTATCGTCTTCCGTCTACATTTACATCGGCTCTAAAAGTACCAAATCTCCATGATTGATCTTTGTCCAAATTTTCAATTCTTATATTTGCTAATCTACCCCTTACTCGTGTATCTTTTTTACTTGTTGTTGTTTGAACAGTAAATTCTGCAGTTGTGGTATTTGTTGAGATTGGAAAGTCTTTTGTATTTAAAGTTACCTTTGCCTCTCCAACTAAATTTTTAAAATCAGGAAAAAATCTACTTACTCTTAATAAAAATTGACCATCCCCTTCGTTAGGTAAATCAAAATCTCCCGATAAAACAAATGCTGGTATCGCTGATGAATTTCCTGAAAGATCTATTTTATCTACCCCTACTTCATGAGCATAATATGTGCTTGCACCAAACGTATTAGTAGCGCCAAATAAGTTTGACGTGTTAGGTGTATCTGTTGTTACATATTCTGTAGCGTAAGGAACTGCGTAAGTAGATGCATCTGCATAGGTGCTTCTTGAAAGTGTCATTGTAGCCCAAGTATTTTCTACATAATTATAGACTGCTGCTCTATTATTTTGAAGAGATGGCTCGGTTAGAGGTTTACCTGCTGGGTAAAACCAATTTATCTCATTAAATAACGAGTTATGTGAGGCATATATAATTTCGTTAGATGAATAATTTACACCGATATTATTTCCTGAAGTTGTAAAAACAAAATCTTCAATTAAAGATGGTAAAAGTTTTACTGTACCGTCAAACTTGAAAAATCCTCCAGCGTTACCCATCCAAAAAACTTGACCATCTGCATACACAGCAGCATGCTGACCTATACAACCACAGTTGGAACCAACTTGTCTTATAGAAAAAGTGAATGGTGGTCCAACAAACTGCATCACGTAGGCCGCTTGATCAGTTAAAATTAAATTGTAATCTTTACCAGATACAGCCGCTACTATTTTGTTTCCAGTGTCCAGTCTAAATGTTCCTGCAGTATTAACAGATGTTGGATTATAAACATTATAATTTTCTTGATCACTAAATCTAATAAACATTGGATCTTGAGATGCTGTATCTCCAATTGTAGTTTCAGTACCAAAATGTATCACATGTCTGTCTCTATCTGAAGTGATTGTCAACCTAGATGCTGTTGGCGCACCTGTCATAATCACTGCTCTTCTTTCAAGTGGATTTGATAAACCTGCATCCCATACCCAAGTTTTACCATCTTTGATTGTAGCTATAAGTTGTTGACCAAAATTATCTAAAGACCATGAACCTGGATCTAATATAACTTCTCCAGTGGTTGTAGCATCGCCCCAACCTATAAAGTTTGATATCTCAGTAACAGTTGCACCATTACTATGAGCTGCGGTTGATGTTCCTTGAGCACCTCTTGTAATACCTGTCAAATCGTTTGAACTTACTCCCGTATAAGTAATTATTTCTTGATCAACCAAAATTGTGCCACCTGTAGCAGAAAAACCTGTTGCACTTGTTAATGTAATACTTGTTCCTGAACCTCCTGTACCATTAGTATCGTTTAACAAGGCACCATTTAACGTAGTTGTTTGAGCACCTGACACGTTTCCACTCCAAGTTCCCGTACCCCAACCATAACCATATGTTTGAATAGTAGGTCCAATTTCTACATAAGGATTAATTATTCCACTGCCTGCTGCTGAAGTTGAAGCAGTAGATGCAGTCGGCATAGTAATTTCAAATGTATTCGCTGTTACATTACTTATTTCAAAAGTATTTAATTCAAAATCTGTTGAAGTATATCCTGTTCCAGATGGAGGTGTTACTGATGTAAAAGTAATGTATTCATTGTCGACTAATCCATGTGAGGTTTTATTTACTGTAACAGTAGTTGATGTATTCGTTGTAGTAAATGTTGCGCCAGATATTGCTGTATCTAATGGTGTTATATCATAAAAAGCGTCTTCATAGTAAATGTATAAGGCTTTGGAGGTTCCTAAAGCAGCATATTTTCTTCCTTCCAAATCATTCCATGTATGCTGTGCTCTTGCAGGACCAGATATTTTCTTTTGACCAATAGCTTCGAATCCTCCAATTTTTTCAGGTTGACCATATCTAAATCTTACGAAATCGCTATCAATCCATTGCCCCTCTGAACCTGCAGGGGTATCAGATTTATTTATGCCTGGTCTAATCATAACGCTCCTTAAAGGCATAAACCCTCCTAAGTTTTTATAATATAATTTACAGCAACATAAGGTTGTAAAACAGACATACTATTACCTGAAAAAGATCCACCGTGGTTGTGTGCTCCACCACCACCAGTGTTTGCTGTAAAAAATCTTTTTGCATTAGAGGCATTTCCTGTATTTCTAGTATTAGCGTTTTGAGATGAACCAGTACCAAATTCACTATGGCCACCTTCTAAGTGATTGTGAGATGGTATTTGTGATATTGTAAGAGTATGATTTTGAACACTAACACTTCCAGACGGTGTGTTTGAAGCTGAGCCACCAGTTGAACCAACATTTTTTGTATTTGATTTCCCTAAAGCTACATTATCTCTTAAATCAGGTAAATTAAATGTGTTAGATCCATCTCCAGCTCCAAATGCGATATCTATCTCGGCAAATAAAGCCGAGTAAGTAGTTCTAGAAACTGCACTTCCATCACAATTTAAAAAACCATCAGGTGCAGTGTCTTTTCCATGAGGAACAATTGTTCCTACTCTAACACCTGATGCTGAATATTTTGTATCTGAATATCCTGGCATTATTTATCCTTATAAGTCCAACCGACAGTCGCATCAGCATATACTAATGTAAAAGCTGCTCCCTGTACTGCTACTGTAAGGTCAGTTGTTGTATTTAATAATTTACTTGAATTTCTAGCAACAGTTAAATTATTAGAGTTAAAATTATATTTAGAATCTAAAAAAGTTACTTCATCACCAATTGTTGGTGATGCTGGTAAAGTTACAGTAACAGCTGAAGAAGTAGTGTCTATAAATAACTGAGCTCCCGCTTGAACTGTTTCAGATGCATTTATAGTTCTCCAAACTTTTTCTTCATGGTCTTTAACAATATCAGTTCCATTTGCATGACAAATATATTTATGGCCTTCACATAATTTAAAACCTGTTTGACTTGTTACTTTGAATGTAAGAGAATTTCCTGCGTGGTCAGTACCATCAATGACAGAGAAATATTTATCTATTCCTGATGGAAAATTTACAACCCTATCTGCAGCTAATACTCCTGTAAATTTTATGACCATGTTTCTAGCATTTGAAAGAGTACCATTAGCCATACTTAATGTGACATCACTTGATGCTACATTTAAATCATCAACACCTGATATTGATTGTTGAACTAAATTAAGATTTGTATTTGTTTTTGTTCCCCACGTACCAGCGTTTTCACCCGTGGCCATGAGCTCAAGTTTTAAATCTGTAGAAAATGTTGATGGCATAATTTATTATAACCTC